GTTGGTGACCCTCATAGTAAGTTGCTCATGGAACGGGTCGCAAAGCGCATCAAGCGCGAACGCCAGCGCATTATACGATCCGCCCACAGTGACGCTGATTGAAGGGCGGTCTTACCAGTTCAAGGAAGGCGTCCTAGTTGGGCGTAAAGACCACAAGTTTCACAGCGACTACAGTTATCGTCGTGCGGTAATCATTGGGGAGAAGTAATGGACACAAAGTTTATAGTTTCTCTCGGTGTCGGCCTTGCTGTTCAGGCGGCAGGGATCGTCTGGTGGGCGAGTGACTTGCAGAGCAAGGTGGCCCATAACGACTTCCAGATCCAGATGTTGGCGAAGGACGTCGAGAAACATGCAATTTTCGTTCGTGATTGGCCTGCCGGAAAATGGGGAAGTGGGTCTTTGCCAGATGATGTGAGGCAGAACCTTAAAATCGGAGAGCTGGAGCAAGAGGTAGATCAGCTTATGAACAAGCTCTACAACCGTGACCCCCTGAGAAACTTGAACAATGATTAACTATTCCAAGGTTGTTGATTCTTTAGTCGGAATGACCGCCCCGATGTTGGGGCTGATTACCAGTATGCAGGAACAGTTTGAATACTGGCTAAGAGTGGGATCTCTTATTGTGGGAATCGCCGTTGGAATCGCATCCTTATACAGATTGGTTAAAAAATGATTGGTATTTGTGTAGGCCATAGCCGCAAAGGTGATGAAGGAGCTTACAGCTCTGGTGAATATGTAGTGAGTGAGTGGGACTTCAACCGAGACCTAGCCCGCAGGATTGGTCATGTTCTCGATGTGGATTACAAGATTTACGATAACTATGAATTCAGCACCTACTCTTCTGCTATCCGCAATGTAGCGCGTAAGATGAAGTGCGATGGGGTAAAAGCGGCTATTGAGCTTCATTTCAATGCCGCCAGCCCCGCAGCGACTGGCCATGAGTGGCTTTATTGGCACTCTAGTAAAGGTGGGTTGAAACTCGCCACGGTCCTGAAGGATGAGATGGATAAAGCCTATCCTGATTTGGCATCGCGTGGAGTAAAACCACGGCAGTCTCGCCAGAGAGGGTCCGCGTTTTTACGTGAGACACATTGTTATGCGGTTATCGGAGAACCCTTTTTTGGAACAAACGTCGAGGAGTGGCGGATGATAAATAATAACCGAGGTAAACTGGCCGGTGTTTATGCCCGCGCTATAACAAAGTTTGTTGATGGATGAACATCCCCAAGAGCATAACTATGGCAGGCATCCGCGTTCGGATAAAATTCCGAGATCTGGGCGATGATGACTGTTACGGTATATACTCCCATAGGCGAAAACTAATCACAATAGACAAGACCCTCAAAGGTAAAGAACTACTAGAGACTATTCGACATGAGATGATCCACGCGGCCCTAGGAATATCAGGTCTCGCGTATTGTGAAGCCTATGAAGAAGAAGCCATCGTACGATGCATGGATGAAATATTTTTTCCCGCGTGGGAACGCTTCTTAAAACGATTTAACCCACAATAACCTGATACTATGCCCAAGATGAAAACGGCTTTAACGAGCCCGAATAAACCCCCAGTAAACATCGACAAAGCTTTTGATGTTTTGTTGGCGTATGAAGGGTTCCGACCTGAAGCGTACAAGGACACCAAAGGCAAATGGACGATTGGTGTGGGGCATCTTATTGGGGATGGTTCTGATGCAGCTTACAAGAAGTCTCCTTTTTATAATAAGACTTTAAGTAAAGATGCGGCCATAAAACTAGCTAAGTCGGAGTTATCTGACCGCCTACCCAAGGTAGTATCTTTGATTGGTAAAGGGTTCTTTGATATGCAGCCCAACACCCAACGTCAGCTTATATCTTCGTTTTACAGGGGCGGTATAACAGGTTCTCCCAAGACTCTTGAACATATCCGCAAGGGTGAGTTTGAAAAAGCGTCAAAAGAGTTTTTAGACAACGATGAGTACCGGGCCGCAGTTAAATCTGGAAGTGGAGTAGCTCCCCGAATGGAAAACCTCTCCAAGGCTCTTTTATCAGAGGCCAATAAAAAGACCCCTACTTTTGAAGAAGCAGTAGAACAACGTATGTTACAATAACTTGCCATGAATAAAAAAGACTTCAAACCCCACAAAATGTACCACCCTAAAACGGGTGAAGCCGTGTCTGCCAAAACGTATGAGCAGCACTTGTCTCTAAAGAAAAAAGGCTACGGACATTCGGCAAAAAAGAAAGCCGCCAAGAAAGCAGCCAAGAAAGCAGCCAAGAAAGCAGCCAAGAAAGCAGCCAAAAAAGAATCCTACGCGGATGCTGTCGAAAGGAGACTCAAAAATCATAATAGTAACCCTGCCAAATCCAGTGGCTACTAAGAAAAAGTCTACAGTCAACAAAGCGGCTAACTACACCAAGCCGGGAATGCGGGAGACCCTTTTCAAAAAGATCATGGCTGGGTCCAAGGGCGGTAAACCCGGACAGTGGTCGGCGCGGAAGGCGCAGTTCTTAGCCGCGGAGTATAAAAAAAGAGGAGGAGGCTACACCTCTTAGACTATGAAAGCTCCGCAAAAGTCCCTTAAGAAGTGGACCGACGAGGATTGGGATTTTTACAACGCGTCGGACAAAAATAAACCCCGTAGCAAGAGGGGTCGGTATGGGCCAAAGCGCGTAAGAGATAGACTATCCTCTTCAGAGAAAGCGGCTGCAAACGCGCGCAAGCGTAAAGCACATGCTAGAGGTAAACAAGACGCGGAGTACACTGACGCAGAACGGAAAGCCCACGGCTTTGTGGAGAAAAAACGAAAAAACAAGCAGAAGAAAAGAATATCATGACCCGACAACGATTCAAACGCTTACCATCTGGTAGAATATCTTACATGGGTGAGACTTTTCCGGGTATCAATAAACCTAAACGAGCCCCCAAAGGATCTAAAAAGAAGTTCGTAGTCCTAGCCAAACAAGGAAACAAGGTGAAGAAAGTATCTTACGGCCATAGGGACTATAGTGATTTCACTAAACACAAAGATCCTAAAAGAAGATCCAACTTCCGCAAGCGCCACAACTGCGACACTGCTAAAGACAAAACCACGGCTAGATATTGGGCATGTAGCCATCTCTGGTGATGCGACGAAAGCTACCCCGCCAGTTTACAAAGAAGCGGGGGAGCCGGTACATCGTGTTCACCCCCTCATCAGAGAATGTTAAGCAAGCTTTTGAGCGCAGTCAGAAACTAGGGGTAACCCCCGGTTCGTTTACGCGGGGCGTGGGCCGGATGACCGGGTTCCTCGGGGAGGTCGCTTTTGGCCTTCTATATCCTGAGGCTAGGTATGTCGGGGGGCGAAGTTTTACCCACGACTATTCTCTAGGCGGTAAGAAAATAGATATAAAGTCTAAAAGCTGTAGTAGTCGCCCGAAACCCCACTTCACAGCGTCGGTTAATTGCCCCCAAAGCCGGGACCCTTCAGCCGATTATTATTATTTTGTGCGTGTCCGCAAAGACCTTAGCCGCGCGTGGCTGCTGGGGTGGGTGCCCACGAAGAGCCTGTTAAAGCAAGGGGAGTATAAGAGACGAGGAGAGAAAGATAGCGAGGGATTTACCTACAAAGTAAGCGGGTACCATTTACCTATCAAATGTCTTCGTCCTCCCGCATCACTTTGATCCTAGAAGCCAGTCCTTTAAGAGATCGAAGCTCAGCTTCCAGCCGACTGCGCTCCGAAGAGTAGTGGTCGATTCTGTTGGTTAGAGTGCGGTAATCTTCTCGTATAAGTTGAATGCGCGTCTCCACCCGTTCAAGATCTGCGAACTCATCAAGGTAGTTGATATCATCAGGGCCTGCCATACATCTTCCTTAGGCAGAGGCTTCAGATATGTCAAAACTTTTCGCTAGGTCGATTGTCCACATCTTTCCCCCTCCCTTACCCTTGGAGAACACGGGGCGCACATGGGAGTTATTTTTGCCCGCCTCTTCCAACGAAGCCATCCCCCTACGTACAAATTCTAGGTTGTGGCTCATGCCCACACTTCTACCGTTGTTGAATTCGTGTAGAAGTACTTGGAACTCTGTAAGTGTACCTTTCCACTCAGGAATAGTGTCGTTCTGTTCCCGGCACCGCTTGCAGAAGAACTCAACCAGTTCGGCAATAGAAGATCTGCTGGAGTTATCATAAGCGGCAGAGGCTACGGACTCGTCAATAAAACTAGCTACACCAAACCGCCCCCCGACCATGACTTCTTCCGGGGGGTCCCAGTCTAGTAACCACCTCCCTAAGTGGGGGAGTTCTTGTTGGATCGTGGACTCCACCACGCTGTTAGCGGGGAATTTGCTACGGGCGTCGTCTCTTACACGGAGGGCCATTAGTTTGTCACGGTTACTACTATCGAGGGCCGGGATAACGGATAAGCTATTTGCATCCATATTGAGGGACAGCACGACCCTACCAGCCCACGGGACCGAGAGGGCGTCGGCGTATTTGGCTTGGTATTCGACCCTTGGGTTGGCTACGGCGCGTTTGATTAGCTCTGTAGCTTTGCGCTGATCTTGGAAACTCGCCGCTGATGTTGTATCGTCAATGACCCATGCGGCCACCCGTCCGAGGTCTTTGTTGAATTTGGTTTGCCCCGACAAATAATCACTAGCGTCGGCATAACCCCCAACCAGACCCGATATAACTCTGTTTGACAACAAGCTCTTTCCCTTGCTGGTTGCCCCGACTAATATCAGTGCCTGACCTTGTGACATTTTTCGTTCTATGACGGCCTCGTAAAATCGCTTAAGCCAAGCGTAGAAATAGTTTACTGTTACAATAGGGGTGGAGTTCTTGAATAGCTGGCCCAACCAATCATGAATAAACGGCCAGTGAACAGGGTCACCGTCGGCATCGGGTTCTACGGGGGATATGTTTGCGTTGTTGAGTATTCTCTGGCTGTTATATGACACCACACGATTTTTAGAGAAAATGACGGGGGCGATCTCGTCTATGCGGTTGTGGTTACTTATTGTTAGTATCGCGGCCTCCACTTCTGTAAGAGCCTGCCCCTTCTTAGGCTTCATAGAAAAACCCGTCTGCCGCAACTCCAATACAAGCTGTTCTTTGGGGATTGTTACTGCTGAGTTGTATAGCAACTTGAAGAAGTTTCTTCCGTTGAACCAGTACTCGTCTAAGAGGTTACCCATCTTCGCTTCCTCGTAGTCAGAAACAAACTTAGCCCCGAATATTTCGCGCCAACTTACAAACCCTTTACCCGCCCGGTCTGAGTAGCAAATCATACCGTCCTCGGCTACTTGGCACCCCTCTCTGTGGACCCCGTCGTCTATCCAGAATAGAGGTCCCCGAGCCCCCACCTCGAAATCGCCTATCCAGCGATTGGGGAACTGTTTGTCTATCTGCTCCGCGACAACGTCGATAGGTATCGCGGTGTCATTTGTTGTAGGTGGTTTTACACTCGCCGCCTTAGTGAGGGCTGTTTGTATCGTTGCACTAGACACGACACCCCCCAAGTTTACCCAGTTATCCCCCAACTCAAAATATTGAGATGCCCGTAATGATGAAGAATCGAACCCCGCGAAGACGCGGTCCAATTTAATTATGTTTTTGAGGCACTTGATAAACGTGTCAAACATCTCTGGAGAGATGGGGAGGGCTTTCTCAAACTCCCAAACCAAGCGTATATAGCCTGATTGAGTTTCTGACCGCCAAGTAGGTGGGTGGGCAGCGCACTTAGCTCCGATGATCGCATCAACCTCAGGCCAGTTAACAGGAGCGTCGTAATCTGCCACGATCCCGTGGATAATGTTGGGTGGGTTGTCTGTCGATATTCGTTTTGATGGTGCGCTACCCTCAACAAGGCTGTAGAACACATGGTCGGTTTTGGCGTCCGCACACCATGCTCTAAAGTCAGCCTTAGTCTGGAACTTGGGTTTTTTATTCTTAAGAGTAGAGGGGTCAGAAGTCTTGTGGCATTTCGTGTCTCGTAGGTTCTTTATGTATCTGTAATTCATTTTGTGTAACGTGATAAGATTGAGCCTTCAGCGGCGAGTGGAATATCAGATATCCACTTGGGCGGTTCAGACATTATTTTCAGGATGTGTTGCAAGGAATCCTCTGCTTCATCAGCGGAGGCTTCAATAACCACCTCGTCATGCACATGGAGCACGATCTTGTAGCCCGCTTCATGTATCCTTACAAGCATATCGCTGAAAATGTCGCGGGCGAGAGCTTGGGAGGCATTCTCTGCTACGAACCCACCCCAAAGCTTTACGGCTATTTTCTTACCGTGCCGCATTAACTTGGAGACGAAATGTCGTTCTCTCCCTTTCCCATCCGTGCGAATAACACCGTAGTCGAGAACCCGCCCACTTGGGAGGGGGACAACAAATGGAGTGAGGTAACCTGTTACGCTAAGATCGTAAGAAGTAGCGATGTCTGTGTTGTACGACTTCCACAGTTTTGTTACCGACCGCATTGATTCTCGGTACAAATCGACTGCCGCGTCGGCGGCTTCCTGTTCCATTCCCGACATCTGAGCGAACCGAGCTTTACCCGCCCCGTAACCGCAGCCGAGAACCATCGCCTTAATTTTGTGGCGCAGCTTGGGGTCTTGTTTAAGGGGGCCTTTCTCTTTGTCCCATTGCCCAAACCGAATAGCGAATGCCTCGTATATGTCTTCGGATTCTTTGATTTCCTTTAACATCGTCTCGTCTTCTGCCAGCCAGCAGAGAGTACGTACCTCAATCTGACTGAGGTCCGCAACGATCAGTTTTTTGTCAGGCTTAGTAGCAATCAGGTTTCTTAAATTCACACCAAACATCTCATCGCGCGGCAGATTCTGCAGGTTCAGGTTACCCCCACCCCCGCTGAAACGCCCTGTGTGCGCCCCGAAGTACATGATCCCGCCGTAGTAACGCCCGTCAGGCATAGTGGCGAAGTCGAAGCTCTCTATCTTTTTCTTGAGCGCGTTGATTCTGCGCCAGCTACGAACCGCGTCGATCCATGCGTGTTTCTTGCTGTGGTAATCTATCCATTTCTGTGCCTCCTCGTCTGTTGCGGCGAGGCTACCCGGAGGTTCAATACCTACGGCCCGACATTGGTCATCGAAAGCTTTCCGACTTAGTAGCGGTGCATTCCCCAACCACGGAATAGACTCCTCGGCCTCAAATAATTTACTGTTTATTACCTCTAGCTGGGACTTCAGGAGATCCGTGTCGATGGGTAGCCCCCGCTGGACGATCCTTCTGTTGAGGGTGCTTATGGTTTTCTCGCTCTCTGGCCAGAACTTCTGGTAGGTATTCCACAAGTCCAGACATATCTGTGAGTCTGCGAGCGCATAGTTGCTCACCTCTTCTCGGAACTCGTCCGTCATTTTTTCCCACCGCTTCCCGCTCATGTTGTCGCGGGTGCTCTTGTCTACCGTGAGCCCAAAAGCTTCTTCAGCAGCCCCCTTGAGCGCGCGAGGAATCCGCACATACGCGGCCATATCTGCGGTACAATGCCACTCGGCTGGTTTGACTTCGGGCCACCACGACTGGGTAACTCCATATAGATATAGGGTTTCATCGAAAGAAGCATTGTGGCTGAGAACCACATTATCATTCAGGATATCCCATTGAAAGTCTTTCGGGTGCCCAACAAAAGACGTCCCATCGGTGCCAACCACCGACACCATATAGGCGTCAAACTCGGGGTGAGAGAAGTAACCCAGAGGCCCGAGGGTCCTGATACTGCAGGTCTTGTCGTAGTAAGTTTCAAAATCAAGCGCGTAAGTAACCATAGTTTTAAGTAAAACGGCCCCCACTGGAATGAACGAACCAGTGAGGGCCGTAGGTTTAGGGGAGTCCAGTTTTATGCGGTTACTGGACAGGATACATCACTAACCAGAGCTGCAACACCCCGCCGCATTTCCTAAACCCCCTTGATCTTACCTAGTCGGAACTTTGTTCCTCACCCTCCGCTAAAGCGAGCGGAAGCTCCAGTTGCTCAACGGTCAGCCCAAGGTTTTTTAACAGCGCGTCACGCACCGTACATAACTTGAGCTTGTTGAACTCCAACTCCTGAAGCTGCTCGTCCAGCTTGGAAATCATCTGCTGGAGCATTTTAGCCTCGCTAGTGAGGATGGGCACTGTGGTATCTACGGGTTCCCCAGACATAATTAGTTTCCGTTGAAATCCCTGATCCATGCGGTCACAGCCTTATCAGGTGTGTTCTGAGAAACGGTGAGCATTGGTGCAAACCAACTATACTTGCCCCGAGTAATGGGGCAGGACTCAAAGTTCCACAGAACTTCCCCGAGATTCTTGTCTCGGTTGAAGGCTGCGTACGTCGCTAACCGCTTGAAGGTTTGCCTGTAGGCGTCCTTCGCGACGTTGATTTTGCCGAGGGCATAACTGAGCTTACCAATGGTAAATGGGTAAGCACTGTCATTTTCACTGTCCTCAGGCTGTTGGAAAAGCAGAGTAATCTCTGCGAACTCCAACAGGTTGTATTCCGAAGACTCGGCAATACGCGCCCGATCAGCCTCTGTGTAGGCGATCTGCGGCATTACATCGTCATCGAAGGGCACATCTTCGCGCCACCCTTTGGTTGCAGCCAGAACCGAGACTTCGGTTGCCGCTTCCGGGGCGAGCATAATGTGCTTCTTGTCCAGAACAACACTTCCAAAGGGAGCGTCAATGTCGCTCGTCTTTTGGACGATGTTCAGTCGGGGGATATCAATATCCGAGGCGTCAATAATGAAGCCAGCTTCGTTAGGGATAATCCCTCCTTTAGGTGCGGCTGCGAGAGCCGTAGTGTCATCACTCATGGTTCGTGTTTCTTGTTTCCGGTTACGACCTACGATAATGTGTATCGCGGGTCTGATGTTTCGATAATGCCCGCATCTTGACAGGCGTCAACGAAATTGTCAGATAATTTTCTCTTTCCTCCTTTTTCGGCTGTATCACCTACAGCCTTAGCAAGTTTCGCCAATGGGATATTCGCGTGTTCCAACACATCTTCGGCGCTGACACCAAATTCTGCGGCTACTTCTAGCAGACTTTTGTTGTCCATGATACGGCGAGACGAGCCCATACTTCGTAGTTTCAGTGAGGGAAATTCAGTCCCGTCTTTTGCTAGGGCTACTGCTCTCTTTTTGAAACGGTCTGCCCAGTTGGAAACGATTTTAGCGATGGCCCATAGTTGCTCTACAAGCTCAGGATCTTCCGTGTTCTCGATGTCTACGTCTGGTAGCTGGGGGTTGATCTTCTTGGCGACCTCGACAACTAATCCACCGAGGGCGGGGCAGGAGTCTTCGTATCTACAGAAGCGACAGTTCACGTTGGGGGTTAGGTCATCCAGACTAGGAGTCCCTTCATTCCATTTAGGTCGGATCTTCTCTGCTTGTTTAATTATATCGCTCAGCTCCGAGACTATCCCGTCTACATCAGAACGCACAAAAGTGTGGTGGAGGCTCGCATTGTGTTGTGGGACATAGAATACGAAGACAATCTTCTCTATATCAGGGAACTTCTGGAACGCTCCAACCGTGTAAGCCTTTGCTTGCCAGTTCTTCTCTGGTGGGTCGATGATGCTGATACCGGTTTTGTAATCGGCCATTACGGCCTCAGAACCAGACTCTAAAATAAGGAAGCGGTCACAGGTCCCCCATGTGCCTGTCCCGTCCAGTTCTACGTCTACCTGTATCTCATTGTGTTCCTCTTGTATCCCCGAGAAGTTACCCATGAACGCCTCCTCCATCTCCACGATCTGATCGTAGATCTGTAGCTCTTGCTCGTTGTGAAGGGCCGAGGGGTCGTGGACTTCCAAGGCTTCGTGAATGCGGGTGCCCATTTCGGCGGCGGCATTAGTGCCGTCTCTCCCGTGGTAGCCTGCACAGCCTGCTACGTATTTTAATGACGAGGGCGAAAATTCCGCGTGTCCTCTGGATGAGTGGTCTGGTGTGTTCATTCTCCGTGTAGTTCTTTAATGTTGAGTGCTTTCTGTTGTACCGAGGCCATGACTGATTCTTCGACTGTCCCGGCGGCGACTAGGATTTTTTGGATGGCATCACTTTTGCCCCCGTTTCTGTGAATCCGCCCTAATGTCTGTAAATAACTCTTGGCGTCGAATGTTGGGCTTATAAGTGAAATTCTCGGTCTATGGCCGTGGGTGTCGTGGAGGGAGATCCCCGTACCCCCCGCTGCAATATTGGCTACAACACAATGCGTTTTATCTGCTTGGAAATCGTCGATAACTTTTTGCCGCTCTTCGGCTGTTTGGCCCCCCTCGATTCTCCCGCATTTTAGTAAGCCACATAGCGCGTCCACAGTGTCTTTGTAGTTAACGAAGAGCACGACACTATTACCTTCGTTAATAAGGTCTTGTGCCATATCGGCCATTTCAGGAACCTTAAAAGATTCCGCCAACCTACGAGCTTTTCCTAGGTTCACAATAAGGTGTTCGCTACTGGCGACGGTCCCATTCTCTATAAATTCTGTGATGATGTCGGGTGTAACCCCTAATGCTTCGTAAGCATCGAAGATCTTGCTTGAGTCCTTGAAGTCAATGGGTTCCACGAAAACCATGTTATCGCGGAATGAGTCGGGGAAGTCCTTAACAGTTAGTCTGCGCGCACATTGTCCATACATCTCTGCGTGTAATTCTTTGAGGGCACTTCGTCTCGATAGCTTCCAGTTGTTCCACTGGTCTTTGAGGCACCCTTTTTTACGCATCCACTTAAACCAGTTGTGGAGGGGGTACACATCTTTGTTGAGAGAATGGAGCCCAAGGCAGAAGCCCAGCGCCCTCATTTCTACAGGAGTCTCACTGGCGGTAGCCGACATCCCGTGGACTCGGAATTTCTGTAGGACTAGGGAAATCAATAGCTGAGCGTTAAGGGTGAAAGGGCCTTTAGCTTTGTGGATTTCATCCATCAGTACGAAAGTGTTCCGCGGTAAGTGCCATTTGAAAATTTTCTTCCCCTTCCGGCTCATGAATTTTGTGTTGCCGGTACGTATTTTTTCATAGTTTAGGACAAATACGGGTTCAATACCGAACTCCTTAAGCTCACGTTCCCAGCTGGTAATGACTGCCTTGGGACAGATTACGGCAACTGGGAACCCCAGCATCTTAGCGACGTAACAGGCGACTACGGTCTTACCACACCCTGTACTAGAGCCATCTAAGGTGTTTATACGTTTGACTAGCTGATTGATAAAGAAGTCTGCGGCTCTTTGTTGCGGTGCGTAGAGAGTTTTCACTCGGGCTATTTACCAGATCTTTCAACCACCGCCAGAAAATTCTTTAATTTCTTTTTCACGGATGTAGAGCGCAATAAGGTAGGCGTCTATCATTCCGTCGTGGGGGGTGCGGCATCTCTTATTCTTGAGCCAGTTTTCTTGGGGCGCACGCTCTTCTGCGACAGCTAGAGCCGCTTCTTTAGTTTTGCCTTTGACTGTGTTGCCGAGCATATGCTTTTGCCATTTATGAACACTCACTCTTTTGACTGTGTAGTCATGTGACTCGGCCATCCCTAGCAACTTGCCGAAACTTATGGCCATAGACCTCACAGCTTGTGAGCTTCTTGCGTGCGCGAGAGGCTCTTCGATAGCTAATTCAAAAGGTGTGCAGAGATCTACTAACCAGTTGTTGATCTTATGGATGTCTATTTCTCTTTTCTTAGATCGCTGGAGGCACGGCATGGATATCTTGTCTATAATCGAACCGTCGTGTTTTGAGATGGCACACAACCCACCATCTAAGCCGTTATCTACACCTACGATCATGCAAGTTGGTCTATTAGCTTCGCTGAGACTAACAGACCATTCCCTGATTCGGGAACGAAAAGATCCATATTCTTTTGCAGACAACGCAGAAAACCCACTTCTTTACCTGTTTTAGGAATTACTCGGTAGAAACTACCAACGAGTTCCACCCTTTTGAATTTGAAATCGTTAATATCAGGAAGCTGCACCCGCACCATTGCTACTGGTTTTTCCTCCCTGACCTTTGTTTGAAACAGGTCATTCATCTGAGAGTATGCTTGTATCTAAAAAACAAGGAGTTGATGGACCTAAATAAGTCCGCATCAATGTGTTTACAGCTTCTTGGAGAACGTCTTCTGGTAGGTCGTGTTTTTCCTGCAGTATGGTTTTTACCATATTTATGCTATAGCAAGCGCGCGGGTGGGTGTCCGCACCCTCGATTACTCCTATGAGTGCGTCCCGCAATTCTGATAGGAGGATAAAAGGCTTATCATCAGATCGGTCTTTCTTTGCGGGCTCGTTTATGTGCGCGTTTCTGTCAAACGACAGATCGTCCATTCGCCCAGAATCGAAGTCATCAAAGTTGTTAATCATTGTCGGGGTCTATATCTATTACTTTTTTGGGGCTTATGGCCCCGCCCCCACGATCTGCTTTCGTGTTGTTCAGAATTGATATGTCAATCTGCATGGAGCTGGCACCCCCGCCTTTGGCGTTAAGACCTAGGTTCCTTCGTATAAGTTGATCTAGTTCTGACAGTTCCCTGACGGTTTTAGGACCGCGAAGGTTTTTCACACTGTCCCGTAGAAGCTTTATTCCTGCGGCAGCAATGTAGTGCTGATACTTATCAGCAGGGGTGGACTGACGTTCCGCAATTTCCATCATGGTTTGATCCTCTTCTTTTCTAGCGTCGTGCTGTGCACAGAGAATCGCATCATTAGTCATATTGTTAAGTTCGTCATCAATGTCTGCCGCGAGTTGATCGTCTGGAGGGTCGTCACTTACCACAGGTTTGTGCGGTACGTTACCCCCCTTCCGTGGGGGGAGCCCCATTGCTTTGAACCACCGTCGCACGGTTCCCGAGTGAACTCCAAGCTCACGCGCAATTACGTTCATCTTGTAGTTCTTATTGTGCATCTCTAAAGCCCTTTGCTTTAGATCGTCTTTGGGGTTGTCACTCACAAGAACGGTCCTTACTTTGTGGTTTAATTATGGCTTCAAAGAAGAAGACCTACAAGCAGATACTAGAACCCACTATTGACCCACAGACCAAGCGGATGGATGTGGGTGGGTTACTCATACCTCCTACGAGTTTAATAACTGCTTTACTCTATGGTTTCGCACACCACACCCATGACAAGGCAAAAGAGTATTACTTTTGGAGGGTGTGTGATGAGTTGTGGAATCACCCAGACTTGCCCGAAAAGCTTATGGTGCGCCACCCGTGGGCGGAAGAAATGATTCGGTGTGCCATTGAGCATAAGTACTTGGCGATTGGTGGGTCCGCTTCATCGGGTAAGTCTCACACGATGGCGGCATGGGGCATTGTTAACTGGTTGTCTCAACCTAAAGACACACTGGTATTGATGACGTCCACTACATTGCGAGAAGCGCGTAAACGCATATGGGGGTCGGTCATGTCTTTGCTTACAGTAATTGAAGGGGCTCCGATAAAGATAAGGGACTCCATTGGCAACGCTGCTTATGTAGATGAGAATCAGACTTTAATTGAGCGAGCGGGCCTAAGCCTTATTTCTGCAGAGAAATCTAAGACACGCGAGGCCGTGGGCAAATTTATCGGGATCAAGCAGAAGCGTGTAATTTTGATCGGGGATGAGCTATCCGAATTGTCTGAAGCGATCTTACAGGCGGGCCTTACCAACCTTTCCAAGAACCCCGAATTCCAGCTTATTGGGATGTCGAACCCGAACAGCAGGTTCGACGCTTTTGGTATCTGGTCTCAGCCAAAAGAGGGGTGGGATTCAGTAGATACAAATACGTATGATAATTGGGAGACCAAGTGGGGTGGGCATTACCTGCGGTTGGATGGGGAGCGATCCCCCAACATCGTGGCGGGGGAGACATTGTACCCGTGGTTACCGACACAGGAAAAACTCGATGAGGATAAGGCTCTGTTGGGGGTAGAGTCGCGGGGGTATATGCGGATGGTACGGGCCGTTTTCTTTGATTCAGACGAAACCACCGGAATCTACAGTGAGTCTGAGTTATCTACCTGCGGGGCCATGAACAAAGTTGAGTGGGCTAGTAAACCCGTGTACATAGCCGGGTGTGACCCAGCGTTCACCAATGGAGGAGACCGGACTATTCTGTACACTGCTGCAGTTGGATATGATAAATCCGGTCAATACGTAATAGAGTTCGGTGAAGCAATTCATTTGAATGACGACGCGACTAACAAGGCTGTTCCACGGACTTATCAAATTGTTCGACAGATCAAGGAACATTGTGAAAAACGAAACATTGATCCTGAAAATGTGGCAGTTGATGCCACAGGGGCAGGGGCTCCTTTCTGTGATGTGCTGGCGGGAGAGTGGGCGGGTACATTTTTGAGGGTAAGCTTTGGGGGTAAGCCTAGTGACAAGCGCGTTAGTCTGAGTAGCAAACTAACGGGGGCCGAGATGTACACGAACCGCGTATCTGAGATGTGGTTCGTGGGAAAAGAATTGATGAGGACTAAACAGGTGTTCGGGGTGGCCCCTGATCTGGCACAGGAGATAACGGCTAGGAACTATGAATTAGTAAAGAGCGGATCGCTCAAGGTGAAGATCGAGCCTAAGCCCGAGTTCAAGGGACGTTTCGGCAGGAGCCCCGACTTGGCAGACGCGGCATTTCTAGCTCTTGATTGTGCTCGCCAGCGGCTGGGCCTCGTAGCGATTGACCCACCCCAGTCGGGATCTGGGCCTGTTCGTCCACCTGTGACCATCAAGCAGTTGAATGGGGCGTTACAGAACCCTGAAGCAGTATTGCTGGATTGACTTATAAACCCCTAAATATAGTATATGGCATGGCTAAACTCTCACAGAATGTTGCGCGGCAACGTATGGCTGAGGCCCTAAAAAGGATGAGACGAGGTGGTATGACTGAGGAGACGATGAGAACCACCTCTTTGGAAGATCTATTTAAGAAATCTGAGCAGCCCCGAGCAGCCCAGATCCAGTCTCAGGTTGGTTTTGATATGTCTAAGCCCGCCGGGGAACTTGTGGGGGGTTACATTGGCGAGCTGTATGGGGGGAGAAAAGATACGCTGGCTGACAAACTTGCCATGCGGCGACAAGAGAAGAGAGATTTTGCCCAAGCCCAACGGCAAGAACAACAGAAGCGGCAAGATAAATTTATTTCTAAGCGGGATGAACTCCGCAAGAAAAGTCTTAAGAACTTTGGGGGCAAAATGGGAGACGGCCCAGACACTCCCGGTTTGGCTAGACAAGACGCGATGCAAAAAGCGGGGTTTGGGGGCAACACCGCTTTGGCTGGTTCGGTTGCCAAGGGGGTTGGGCAACAGTCTAGACGGACGGTAACTCCTAGGTCGGCAGTACATGGAGCTGAAGCGCGAGCCCACGAAAGAGCCGGAGATCAAGCGGCGGCAGCAAAAGCCCGTGCGAGACAATTTGAAGAACGCGCAGGAGAACCCAATATCAGGACGCAGGAAGAAAGACGACGCGAAAAGCGAGACGCCCAGAGAGCCCAAAACGCCCAGCGCCAGAAAGAACGTGCCGACCGACAAGACGCAAGAGCTGCTAGAAAGAGAGATAACGAGGCTAGAAAAAGAGCCAGAGAGGATAGGCGGAAAGAAAACGAAGATAGAAACTAAATAACCGTGGCTGAACCAGACCTTAAAAGGGGCGTAAGAGCCCTTAAAAACAGATTTAAGCTAGAGGCTCCGGTTACCCGTGAGGAACAGGACGCCGCAAGAATTCGTTATGAGCGCGACATCGCCCCGCGCTTAAAAAGCATTACGGACACTTATGACCGTATGGCCAAGCGGAGACAGGATGCCGAGATTCATAAACTTAAACGACAGGAGCTGGAAGCTAGTATCGCTAAGCTGAAGGAGGCAAAAGAAACGGATGATCAAGGGCAGGACGGCTTTCTTGCTATTCAAAGAGGCTTTAGGCAGATGAGCGATATTATTGATAACATAGGGCTTGTTCCTGACCCTGATGATTTAGAAGGCGCAGAGCCTCGTAATATGGTGCCTGCTTCCATATCTCAGATGCAAACTCAATTAGGCCAAGCTAAAAAAATATATAATGATTTTGGCTTAAGGTCTTTGATCATCAATAGCGCAGACAAGACGGGGTATGAGAAACTGTTTTCTGACAAACTCGCTCAGGGAGAGAAAGCGATTGCTAACGCAACCACCCAACGAGACCAAACTGCGTCTTTAATGTCAGATTACGAAGACCTGCTTACTTATGATGACTTTGAAATTGAAGAAAAAGGAGAGGTTATTGGGAGGACTTCTGATAAGTATCAAGAAGCGTACAAAAAATTTCAGGTTGATCGTAATGTGAATGACTTCAAAGCGGTCCTCAGGGTAGGTAAGAAAAACCTCGACCAAGAACGGGACCGACTGAAATCACGAATTGACCGAGTTAAAGCCCTGCAAGATAGGGTAGCTAATAAACGCAAGTTCGTAGCTACGACCGAGGTTCAGAGGGAAGGTGAATTGCTACAGGACCAAGTTATACGCCGAGTACCGAATGACCCTATATTTGTTAGGAGCGTCTACAAAGAGTATCTTTCTTTGCTGGGGGATCTTGCACGCTCCCCCGCTGGTTATCGAGAATATGTCGGAAGAGATAGAGAGGCTGTGGAAGGCTCAGCAGGGGTGCTAGAAAAAGGGCACGGTGACGAGACTCTGGAAGAGCCATCTTCTTTTGATGAGTTTTCTGAAGACCTGTATAAACGTATAATTGATTATTTATCTGATGAAAAAAATACGCTCGACGAAGACGCAAGAGCTATTGGAGTATCAGCGGCCCGTGGAGCAGACACACAAGTGTCTTCTACGGATGAAAAAATCGTAGACGATCTACTACCCAAGTCTAAATAACCGATAACCACATAATTAAGCATGGCGTTGACCCATCTTGATAAGCTGCCTTCCTATGAAGAATGGAAGGAGAACAACCCTGTTGATGCCAGAGGCATTCCTCTTGGACAGGACGAAGTACAACTCCGCGCGGGCTATGCACATTACGTTATGCAGCAGGCCCAGAACGTGCCGCAAGGATTTGAAAAGCCACGCCCAGATGAGCTGGAGATGGTGGGCAGCAAGCTCGCCAATTTTATTGCGGACGCACAAGAGGTAAGGTCAAAGGAAGAAGTCCAAAGCGCCTATGACCAGTTCTACTCAATTCCTGTTGAGGAAAAATCGGACCGCATTTTTCGCGAGCAGGTTGACGGGGGAGTCGGGGGGACCGCAACGCCGTATATTCTCTTAAGCGAGGCTGTAAATGGGAACGAATTGAGAGCCCAGCTAGACGCGCAGTATTTTGATTCTAATAAGTTTTTCAGGATTGCCGATAAGATTGATAAGATCAGTGGACCTAATAAGCGGAAGCCATCAGTCCGAATGGACTACATTGATGGTAAAGCCGTATTTACGAGCGAGGCTGATGAACAGCCCGAGTTGTGGACAGTAACAGAAGAAGAGCAGGCATACGTAGATCAGTTTTCCGATCTTGTTAAACAGTACGCTGAAAAAGTATGGCCTGACTATAAACAGTTGGTACACCGCCAGCGGGGGGCGAGTGTCATAGAGGTACCGTTTACAGACCCTGAAACACAAGAAGTAGGGTCTAAGTTTATCTTTGCGGACAATGTCCCTGAAGATGAAAGAGAAGAGTCTGTTGATAGGTCGATCCGAGAAGGGTTTATAGATTATAGAGCTAGAGGCTATGCTCTCGACACACTTGCTAATGGGTTACAGTTGGAAAATTCTGACGAGCGGCGTCCGGTAAAAACTCAAAATTACCTAGAAGCCAAGAGGATGATTTCTAGCGCCCTCAAAAAAGGAGGTCCTCATACTGGGACCATGATGTTCCAGCTAGAAAATCTAATACAACAAGTTGTGCTGACACACCCCAAGTCTGGGGGTTACATACCGGCATTTGTGAAAACCCCCGAGGGTAATTTTTTAGCACAAACCGAACTGGTAGAGGCTAAACCGGATTCTTTTGTTAATCAGAATTATGCGGGAGCTGTTGAAGATTTCAGGCAGATGTTCAGGGGGTCTTCCGAGCATCTGAGCGATGAAGTTATTGGTAAAGCTTTTCAATCTATGGCTTATCAGATGGCTGCGGCGAACGGAATGTTGCCGTACCATGAGGCTAAAATGCGGGCTGTTAGGCAGGACAAAAAGACCCTTAAAAAAGACTCTGCTAAGCGTGTAGCAAACAACATTTACACAACAGAGTTTGGGGAAAAAATTATTCATCCGGGGCTGTTGGTATCAAAGCTTGATTTTGAAAACCTTAAGGAAAACGCCGAAGAACTTGGGTTAACAAAAGACCAGCTTGAAGCTAGGCGTCTCGCTTACCTAGGAAGTAAGTATGATTATTTTCTAACTAACATATACAACTCAACAGCAGATATCCGAAACTCTTGGATTGCTCACGTTGGGAAGACAAGTGACAGCGTTCAAGCAAGCCTCCGCGAAGTGTCTCCGGGGCAATGGGTCAGTGATGAGGGCGGGGCAGAAGTATTGGCTAGTTGGCTAGACTCTGAGTCAGGGAGAAATTTTTGGAACCGGACAGTTAGGGCAGCTTCTCAAGGCGCAGGGGATCTTGTGGGCGCTCTCGGGATGTTTGGTGCCGGTATTGTAGGGGACGCCAAAGATTTCTGGACGGGGGGAGTTGGGTACTTAGACGACGGGCCTAACACGGAGATGGAAAAAAACATGGCGTCGGTTTTAGCGACTAGCGCGCGCGAGCGGCAGGCTGACCGAGCTATTGCATCTATGTTTGGGCGCAAGCACACGTTTGCGGACACAGCTTTCACGATGGCTGTGCCTCTAGCTATAGACATTGGTGCGTCTTTTGCTTTAGCAACCCCCACAGCTGGTGTGGGGTCAACCGCTTATGCTTCTGCTGCTCTATCTAAGTACGGCCTTACAGCGACAGCAAAATCTTATATCACAGGGGCCTTCGGGTTTGGTCTTAGGAACATTCTTAAAGACGGGGCCGAAGATACAATGCGTCTGTCACTAGAAAAAGCGTATGCGCGCGGGTACATCAAGACGCTTCCTTCAGTAAAAAAATATGCCAAGGAAGCAGACAATTTGCTGCCGGGGTGGTCGGGGACAGTGAGTGGGGCCAAAGGCCAAGTTGCTTTGAAAAGCCAATTTTTGCGAGCTACTGATGGCGGGCTTAGCAAAATGACTTTGGGTAACCTTCCGCAGGGAGTTTTGCCCAAGCGGTTCGTTGAAAACGTAATTAAAAACTCTAAGTCAGCCAAAAGAGTTTCTGCTGCACTGCCTATGTCTATGCGGTCAGAAGCGGCAGTCGATGCGCTTACGGCGATTGGCCGGGGGATTAGGGCGGGGCAGTATCCTGCTATTTCAGCCCCAGCGTTTTTGCGATCATCCGCACACACGTATGGGGATATACACATGGCGCTCCAAGGCGCTACGGGATCGGACGGAAAACCGTTATCTGCTGAAGAGATTCACGACCGTGCATTTGGTGGGGCTGTAATGGGGGGGATGTTCACTGTGGCTACAGTGGTGGGTCTCCAGCGTCTGGGCATGGGTGGTTTGGAAGACTGGGTTACTGGCGGGGCGACTACGGGACAGGTCAAACGTGTTTTTGAAAAGCTACGTAACAAAAAATATGTGAACTTTAATAACTTTGTTACAGATGTTGCGAATAAGGTAGTAAAGGACGGCATAAAGTTTGCGTGGTTACGCGGCCCTATAGCTAGGGGTGCGGCATTTGAAGGGCTGCAAGAAGGTTTGGATGCTTTTCTTAACACTTTCGCACGGTCTGCGGCTATGGCTGGGACTTCGGCTTCTGACATGGACCGTCCTTTCATGGACAGGCTGAAGGAAGGGGGAATGGGGGCTATATACGGAGTCACATTAGGGGCTGGAGCACCCACACTTGCAAAGGGCGGGCGTGGTTTGAAGGGTCTTTTTAAGAGTGAATTAACAAAACTAAGCGAGCAAGCGCAAGTAGAGCGGGAAACGCTACCCAAAATTGCTAGAAAAATTCACAAGCAACTAGTAGCTAAACTTGAAGAGAGCGGTAGCCCTCAATCCGCCGCTACAGTAGAAGAAATACTTGGTGGGCTCCAAGTTGCTGCGCGTTCTCTCCCAGAAGAAGCTATTGCGGCACGGCTTAAGGACCGGGAAAAACAGCGGGAGCAGAGCAAGGATGAGTCATCGAGTGACCATGATATAAATACAGCGGATAAGATTGAGCAAGAAATTGTTGATCTTCAAGTTAAACTAGCTGCTGCAACCAGCGAAGAGGAGCAAAAGAGATTAGAGGGTGAAGTGGCCACCCTTATAACTGAGCTTTCAATACTCAGGGCAAAGTCAGCTGAAACCTCAACAGGCGATCCCGAAGCGGAGCAGAGTAAAAAAGAAGACGCCGAAAGTTCTGAAGCCGATTCAGAATCAGAACAAGCTCAGTTACAGGAAAATAATACCCGCGCCGCCCTTGAAGCTCTTGGTCTTATTATACAGGACCCAACTAACCCAGAAGCTTTTAGAGCAGCAGAAGTAGATCTAGCTAATTTTTTCAATGTTATTGCTGCTCCAGCTCAAGCAGATGAAGCGGACCGCAAAGCTGCTTTAGCAGTAGTAGATAAAGCTCTTAAAGAAAAGCTCAACACTACCAAGGACAATAGTGACAGGGCTGCTCTTAGAGAGTCCAAGGGTTACCTTGAAGAACAGTTGCTAAAAGGTGTCACCGAGGAAGAGGCAGGCCAAAACCTAGATAACGCTGACGAAGAGGATGTAAAAAACGCTATCGAAGAAACACTTCATGAAGGAGCTGGTGGGGGTAACACTTCGTCGGGTACGGGAGAGTCCATTGTTTCTGTTTCTGATAAAGAGCAGCTCGTCCAAGGTGTGCTCGAAAGACTCAGGGCCACTGAAAGTCAAAGAGATCTAGAGTATAGAAGAACTGATGAGGAGCTTGAGCGCACAGCTATTGAGTTTGTAGAGAAAGCTATGCAGCCCTTGCGGAGGGACCTTAGGGAACAAGAAGACCTTCGCGCGATTGATAATATAGAAGAAGAGCTTTTGGACAGACTTGCCGGATTGCGGGAAGAGTTTGAAAGCCTGCATAAAGCGCAAAGCGGAAGATTAGGAAGGAAGGGTTACAAAGCTGGTGGCGGGCGCCAAGGCCGACTAATAGGCGCAAACTCCTTAACCGAACGGCCAAATGATGCGGACATCGGGAGTGTCAGCAACTTAATTGCTGACAAAGAAAAAGATTTTAACGACCCCGAGGCAAAGGAGCGCCCCGCGCGCCAACAGGAACTGACTCTTCTTAGATCTCTGAGGGATGTTTTGACGGGGTTAAAAACAATTAACGACCGTCGCGCTGAGATTGAAGGTGCAAGCAGACGCCAACAACAGTTGGAAGATCAGCTTGAACGTGAGCAAAAGCGCGAGCGCGTTGCCGCTTTAAGAAAAGCAGAAGCAGAAGAAGCTGCGAAGAAGAAAGCCGCGAAGAAGAAAGCCGCGAAGAAGAAAGCTGCGAAGAAGAAAAAAGGTGAGGGGCCTGCGAAAGGGGACACGGCTAAAGCCTTTAATTCCCCCCACGTTCTGCACAGTGTACGCGATCCCGCGGATATACCCAGTATGCTTATGGGCCTTGCGCCCGGAACCAACGTAACCCTCGATAGCACCAAGCCGAACCAATCTCTCAATAACATTGTCTTGGTTTTTGATCCGGCATTGGGGGAATTTGTAGAAATAAAAAAACATCAGGATAACGAGGGGGTAATAAAACAAGAAGCCGACGGCCTCTTGATCCAGCCCGAGCTTGTTGAGATCCTTGCCGAGCGCGAGGTCTACGAGGCTGATGAAAGGATTTCCAAAGATGAGGCCGAGTCAGAAAAACTCGCTAAACTCGTTACAGAAAAAACAGAGCAGAGCAGTAAGCTCGCTGCTGAGATTGAGACATTAACGGATGAAATAGAAACAAGTTCCAAAGAAGCGGTAAAGAAAAACGAAGACGGATCATGGCGGCTAGTAACCCCCGAGGGAAAAACTGTTATTTTATTCGCTCCCCGAGGGGATGTGTCTGAGGGCCGAGATACGTTTAAGGTCATCTCGGGAACTTTGGCACGCTCGGGACGGGGGCCGCTGACTATAAATACTAGGCTAACTGTTCCGATTGGCTCAGATGCTGAGACAATCGCATACCTTGCTAGGCGCGCGCGCGACCTTCCGCATATTGCAGCCAAGCAAAAGAAGATAGAGGAACTAGAGAGGGAGTCCAAGATACTAGATAGGGATGCTGATCGGTTTTACGACAGGGCTCTAGAATTAGAAGGGCTCGACCCTAGGACAGGAACTGAGAGGAAATACCGCTCAACTGAGCAAAAGCTCCGCGACGACTTGGGCGACTTGGTGGATACAGTCCCAATCTATCTCTTTGATACAGATGAAAAGGGCAACCCCACCAATGTAGAAAAAGTCACCATCAAGGGTGAGAAGACGCCAGAGCCTGCCCCTCAAGAGCCAGCGCCAGAATCGCTAGAAGAACCCCCTGCTCCCGAACCTCTACGTGAAACATTTGAGCAGAACATGATCGCCGCAGGGGCATTAAAGTCCCGATCTGAGGGCGACTGGCCCGTGGCTGCGATGGGTATACCGAATTCGCTTAAGCTAAATACAATCGAAAAATCGAAAACCGCCCGCACAATTAATGAGGGGATTACATCGGACCACCCTATTCTAGGTGACAAAATTGCAGATGAGTCAGGTGAAGGTGTAAGACCCCGCAAAAAGCTAGAGGTAAAACAACATTTAGAAGAACACGGAGTGTTTATCCCCGACCACCAATGGATGGGGGGTAGGGGTGTGACTTCTTCTGGGGTCAAGTTTGGTGGTTCTACGGTATGGTTGATTAGGGATGTTGACGAAGGTATCTTTGATGATGGGGAAGGAGGTAGACCAGACGAACCCGTTATTCTTTTTAACAACGACCCTCGCGCAATGGCGAAGGCTATGGATGAACTGGGGCACTATTATATTCCGATCCCAGTGGGTTTTAGCGGTGATAAAGTAAACAAGACTTTTAGAGGAGACCGCGCAGGAGAAACCTTATCCCAAGATACGAAAGAAGTTTACGACATTTTCTATCCCGTTGGTTCTGACCTTTCTAAAGAAACCAGTATTCTTGGAAACAAAGAGCGGAGCAGGGTTGCTAACCCAGAAGTTACTACAGGCAAAATTAGCCAGAAGGTTCAGTTCTTGATGCACTTTGTTGACGAGGACACTGCTCTGGAGATCAGAGTAGACGAGAACAATCTTGACGCAAAGACAGCCGCTACGGCCCCAAACAAGGTAACTATCGGAACGTATGTCAGGATACTAGCTGATTGGGTCAACAATAACTATGGCAGTATTCAGGTCCCTACTTCAAAGGATAAGCTGGATCTTATTGAAAAGGTTAATGATCCCGAACGGGGGGCGCGGGAAAGGCAAGACATAAGAAGCTTGTATCTAAATGGGCTGACCGCACGTGCGGAACGCGCCGCGGTTGAGGTAGCCCTTATACAAGCAATGGAAAACAAGCGCGAAGACCAGAGTGATGCTGATGCGCTTGTAGCTGCAATACATGATAATGTCACTATCCCTGAGGATATGGCAAGTGACCCCATGTATGCCGCGGCCTTGAAGATTTTCAAGTCGATGGCGGGGGAAGGTGTTTCTGTTGAGTCTGGGAGAGGTGCCGCAGCTTTCGCCTTATCTGAGTTTTTGATGGGCTCACGGATTGCAACTTCTACAGCTCTTGAAAAAGCACTTAAAAAAGACCCCGATATAGATGTTCTAGACTTTATTCTAGGCAAAGTTGCTGAAGCATTAAAGGCGTCTACTACACGGGGCGATACCCCCCGTAACAAGGGGGCCGCTAATCCGTCGGCAGAGGGGGCAATTAGGCCGGTACCAAATCTTTACAACCCTGCTAGAGACATCATCAAACTACAAGTAGACCGCGCGATGCAGCTCTATGCTGACAATAGTGTGCGTGGGATGTCAAACAGGGCACAAAGTTTAGATCAGGAAGACACCTTTGACAGTTTAGGAGCGGAACTTTCTGGCAGGGGCGATGAAGAAGCAGACAAAGGGGTTGGTGCCGAAGCCCCCGAGGGTGTTGGACGCCCTGCGGATGTGGGCGTCGGGCTGGGGGATGTGGGGGCTGGCCAAGCACGCGGCCTCGATGTGGGTGAGGGCGAAGTTGTTGAAGAAACAGAGGCGCGTGAGAAAACGAAAGAGGCCCTTGAATTACAGGAACGTATGGAAGCGATTCCTGATTTTCAGCCAATCAAAGACGAGTTAACTTCTGCATTAGAAACTATTCTAGATGAAAACCTTGAAGCCAACGCGGCGCTAAATGAGTTTTATGACGGGCTTGATGAACATGTCGCGGACATGCGGGGAGCACAGACGTCTTTACATAAATATTTAGAACTTTCCGTAACTCTTCAGAAGCTGGTGTCAGATCCGTTAGCACTTGGCATTTCCGAGGAAGAATCCCAAAACGTGGAGAGGGCGATAGAAGAGTTGCGCGTTAAGTTCTCGAACGAATTCGGGGCCGCGGTTAAAGATTCAAAACTTGGTCTGTTGGCTTTGGCCGAGATTTTCTCTTCTAATACTCTCCACACTAAAGATGTTAAACAGACCTTAAATGGTCTACAAGATGGATTTTTTACCCAAGCTGTTGATTCTGTTGCGGGCGCGTCTCTCGACCAGATCGCGGAAGTGGTTAATATTGAGCGAGCAGTTAGGGGGTCGAGAGCCCCCGCATTCCAAGATAGCCTACACCAGCGGGCGGCATTTAGTCTTA